TTTGAGGAAGAGGTGAAGTTATCAGGCTTTAGTGCAGCCCCTGTGAAAAATGAGGGTTCTGCTATAGCGTATGATAACGCACAGGAAGCGTGGACAGCACGCTACACCCACGAAACCATAGCAATGGGATTCTCTCTCACCGAAGAGGCGATTGAGGATAACTTGTATGATTCTTTGTCGGGTAGATACACCAAAGCTCTTGCACGGGCGATGGCGTATACCAAGCAAGTTAAAGGTGCTGCAATCTTAAATGATGCCTTCACGGGCGGCCCTACCTACGGTGACGGAGTAGTATTATGTTCCACTGCACACCCATTGGTGTCTGGTGGTACTAATTCTAACCGCCCCACTACTGGCGCTGATCTTAACGAAACTTCTTTGGAAGCGGGTGTTATTCAGATTGCCGGATGGACTGATGAACGTGGATTGCTGATTGCTGCAAAACCACGTAAGTTGGTGATTCCTGCTGCATTGCAGTTTGTCGCAACAAGGCTGATGGACAGTGAATTACGTCCCGGCACTGCCGACAACGATATTAACGCAATGCGTAATAACGGCACTGTTCCAGATGGGTATACAGTTAACCACTATTTGACTGATGTTAATGCGTGGTTTGTACTAACTGATGTACCTAATGGGCTGAAGCACTTTGTCCGAACCCCAATGCAGACTTCTATGGATGGGGACTTTGATACTGGCAATAGCCGGTACAAGGCCCGTGAGAGATACTCTTTTGGTGTCTCTGATCCATTAGGCATTTACGGGTCTCCGGGCGCGACCTAAACAAAAACGTTCTCCCACTTCGTTTTTGGCCTCAACCACTTCGGTGGTTGGGGCTTTTTATTGCAAAAAATAAGTCTCCATGATATATATTGGTGACACTTCCGAGAACAACCAAAGTGTCTGACAGACTCGGCTGACGTCATGCAGACAGGCACACTTACTCGCATGAGAGGACTTAGAGATGGCTCTAACCACTTTTCAAGGCCCAGTTCGTTCGTTGGGCGGGTTTTATTCCCAAGGCCCAAATTCTGTTGTTGCACTTACCGCTGATACAACTATTACCCCTGCGGATCACGCAGGAAAGTTGATATTAGTTAATAACTCTACCCTGACGTTTACCCTCCCTACTATTAATGCGGATGCGGATGGTGCTGGTTCTGGCCCCGGCGCAGACCCGAACACCCTTAATAACGTAGGGTTGACGTATCATTTCGTTTTCCTGACATCATCCGGTGTAAGTACTACTATCCAGATGACTACAGCAGCGAATCTTCTTACTGGTTCAGTAACTTCTGGTAAAGCTGGATTAGGTCTTGTTCATGTATTTGAGCCTAATGGTTCCACTGATAATGCAGTAGTAGTTAATGGAACTACTACGGGTGGTGTAGCAGGGTCTTACGTTTCTTTTACTGCGATTTATGCCAACAAGTATTTGGTGCAGGGGACGTTGTTAGGATCAAGCACTCTGGCTACTCCTTTTACTGCTGTTCCTTAGTGGATAATAAATAGCGGGGTTCGCCCCGCTTTTTGGAGGTTGATATGGCAGATGCAGTAACAAGTCAGACCATTCAGGATGGTCAGCGTACCGCCATCATGAAGTTTACGAATTTATCGGACGCTACTGGTGAAGCTGCGGTTGTAAAAGTTAATGTTTCTGATTTAGAAGTTCAGGACACTACAGGGGCTGCTTGTACAAGCGTTACTGTACAGTCTATCCAGTTTGTAACTTATGGGATGGCAGTACAAATTGATCTTGATGCCACAGCTAATGTGTTGTTGGCTACCCTGCCCGAAAATTATTCAGATACTCTGGATTTTTCAGCTTATGGCGTTCCCAATAATGCAGGAGGGGGCGTAACCGGCGATATACTTTTTACTACGATTGGTGCTGGTGCTGCGGATTCGTATATGGTGGTGTTAACTATGACGAAGAACTATGGGTAATGCCCAGTAAGAGTAAAGCTCAGAAACGATTAATGGCCGCAGTAGCCAATAATCCCAAGTTTGCTAAGAAGGTTGGCGTGCCGCAGTCCGTGGGGCGCGAGTTTGCTAACGCAGATAAGAGGAATAAAGATATGCCAAGTAAATACAACAGTACGGCTAATAAGCCGGGAAAAGCGGTGAAGAAAGGGTATGCCCGTGGTGGGATGCGCCATGACAAGAAAGTTTTACGTAACCTTGACGATGAGGTTTATCGTATTGCCCCTAAAGAACGTATGGGTGGCGCTGAAGGTAGGGACGCTAGAGATGAGCGCGCTCGCATTAATCGTGAAAAACGATACGAAAAACGCCATATGGCGAAGGGAGGCAAAGTTCAGGGGTATAACGCCCGTCTTGATGAGTCGTTAGGAGCGAGGAACAAGACTAAAGGGAAACAGTCCCTTAAAAGTCGCCGTAAGGAAAGCGAAGGAATGGAAAAAGCGGCGGGAAAACGCAAATACCAAGCAGTAGGTACTATGGATAAAGGCGCTTCTAAAAAACGCGCCACTAAAAAGAAAGCCACTAATCAAGCAACTTCTCCTTTAACTAATCAGCACAAACGTATGGCTATGGGTCAGAACGTAGTGAAGAAAATGAGTAGAGGTGGGTTGGCTAAAAATATTAATGGTGTAGCTACGCGTGGTCTTACCAGAGGTCGGTTTGTATAAAGGAGAATAACATGGCAAAACTCGAAATTTTTCAGAATGGAGCGTTCGCAGATGGAATACCAGCCCATCAGATAGGGACTCCAAATGCAGACGGGGGCCATGACGCAGTAGTTTTCGAGCCAATGACTCTAGCTGATGCCAAGAACAAATTGAAGACGTTGGGTAGTACCAAGTCTGCTACCGTCCAAGTCACAGGGGTAAGTGGGGTAGCTACGGTAAAATCTACGGTAGCATCTAAGCCTAAAGTTAAGGCTAAGAAGAAGGCTGCAAGGAAAAAATAATGGCTAAGAAAAATAAAAACTGGATACAATCAGCGATAAAGAAGCCCGGAAGTCTGCGTAGAACGGCTGGTGTGAAAAAAGGTCAGAAGATAAGTAGTCGGGAGTTATCTAAGTTATCTAAGTCCAAGAACCCCACTACTCGAAAACGGGCTAATCTCGCCAAAACTCTGAAAGGGTTTAGGAAAAAGTAGGAAAAAATGGCTACTTCCGATACTACTGACTTCAATTTAGAGTTTACAGAAATAGCAGAAGAAGCATGGGAACGTGCCGGACGGGAGATGCGTTCGGGGTATGACCTTCGGACTGCTCGTCGTTCTATGAATCTGATGACTATCGAGTGGCAGAACCGTGGTATTAATATGTGGACGATTGAGGAAGGGACTATTGATCTCCTCGAAGGTGTAAGCGAGTACCTACTTCCGGCTGATACGATAGATATCATGGAGCAGACATTAAGGACAGGGGACGGAAACGTTACTACCCAAACAGACTTAACTTTATCGCGTATCAGTTTCCCTACTTATGCGTCTATACCTAATAAACTTACACAGGGCAGACCTGTTCAAATTTTAGTAGAACGATTACGTGATGCTCCTAAGATTCTAATTTGGCCTGTTCCTGACCAAGGGACGGCACTTGCTCCTATTTATATATTCCGTTACTGGCGTATGCGAAGAGTGGAGGATGCGGGGAGAGGAGTAGAGACTCCTGATGTTAATTTCAGGTTTTTACCTGCATTGGTGGCAGGGTTGGCTTATTACATTGCAACGAAAACCCCAGACTTGTTGCCACGGTTAGAAATGCTGAAAGCTCAGTATGATGAACAGTTTGCTATGGCAGCCGGAGAAGACAGGGAAAAAGCTACATTGAGGCTAGTGCCTCGTTTGGTGCAGTAATGGCAGAGTTTGCTTCTTCTAAACACACAATAGCAGAATGTGATATTTGTGGTTTTCAGTATAAATTACGGGCACTTAGGCGGTTAGTTATAAAAAATATCGAAACTGATTTAAAGGCGTGCGAAGAATGCTGGAATCCAGACCAGCCTCAGTTAATGCTAGGTACGTTTCCTGTGCATGACCCACAGGCTGTTCGTGATCCACGACCTGATTTTGCGGGATATCCTCAAAGCAGGGATATTCAATGGGGGTGGAACCCAGTAGGGTTAGATGATCCTTTTAACCTTACGCCAGACAATTTAGAAGCTACAGGGGCCGTAGGGCAAGTTACAGTTACTACAACGTAAGGTGAAGATATGGCTAAGAGTAAAGGCGTTAAAGTTGTGAAGGGGGAATATAAGATTCGTCCTAATAAAGTTAATATATCTGAGTACCAAACCAAGGATGTAAAGACGAGTGGTATAAAGATGCGGGGAACAGGGGCGGCTACTAAAGGAACTATGTGCAGAGGGCCAATGGGGTAGTTAATGAATTACACTGAGTTGAAAACCAATATTGCTGACATTTGTGAAAACACATTCACAAGTGACCAATATGCGTTATTTACTCAACAGGCTGAACAGAAAATCTATAATACGGTTCAGATTCCAGCCCTTCGTAAGAATGTGGCGGGAGTTACTTCTTTAGGGAATCGGTATTTAGTTTTCCCTACAGATTTACTTTATCCCCTTTCTTTAGCTATTACGGATGCAAGTGGAAATTCCCAGTTTTTATTGAATAAGGACACTAATTTTATTCGGGAAGCATACCCCAATCCTGCTACTACGGGGGAACCACAGCATTATGGGTATTTCGACGACACAGCATTTATTTTAGGCCCAACGCCAGATGCAGCTTATGTAAGTGAATTGCATTATGGCTATTACCCGCCTTCTATAGTTACAGCAGCAACTACATGGTTAGGAGATGAATTTGACTCTGCGTTGCTTAATGGGGCTTTAGTGGAAGCTATACGATTTATGAAGGGGGAGCCAGATATGGTTGCCCTTTATGAAAAAATGTATGTGCAAGCTATTGCGCTGCTTAAAAATCTTTCTGCGGGTAAAATGCGGCAAGATGTTTATCGTTCTGGGCAAGTTAGAGTACCAGTTAGTTAGGAGATTAATAATGGCTATTACGCAAGCGATGTGCACGGCATTTAAAAAAGATATTTTAGATGGAACTTTTGATTTTAGCAGTGGTACGAGTCAGGTATTTAAACTAGCTCTGTATACGTCCAGTGCTACTTTGGATGCTACTACCACAGCATACACAGCCACTAACGAAGTAGTGGGGACGGGGTATGTGGCGTTGGGGAACACCCTGACGATCAGTACTAACCCTACTACATCGGGAACCACGGCTTATTTGGATTTTGGGGATTCGACTTGGGCGAGTTCTTCTATTACCGCCCGTGGTGCGCTTATTTATCTGTATAACGCAGGGACGAATCCTTCAATTGCCGTGCTGGATTTTGGGGCAGATAAAACCTCCAGTTCAGGCGATTTTAAAGTTGTTATGCCAACGGCGGATGCGACAAATGCAATAATACGTATTGCGTAGGTGCTAGATGTCAGATGTTACCATCCATCTTGCCGGATTTGGGCGGGCAAAGTATGGTACTGGCCCATACGGCGCTTCCGGCCTTCCATACCTTACAGGTGCGGTGGGGCCGAACAGTGGTTGGGGTCTAAACGCATTTGGGCGAGGAGGCTGGGGTACTGAAGAATATATTGAGGTAGTTACAGGGACGGGTGTAGCTATCAATGTGGCTGGAGTGGAAGCCACGGGGCATACTACTGGTGGCTGGGGTGTAGGCGCATTTGGCAGAGGAGGCTGGGGCGAGTCGTATCTTCAGGTAGACATAGGAAATACTGTCTCTGTTACTGGGGTAGTGGGGACAGGCGAAGTAGGAACAGTTAGTCTTGAATTTGATTTTTCTCTTGATGTTACGGGGGTTGAAGGGACAACATATCTAGGAAGTCCGGTAGTTTACGGGAATGCGGATGTTTCCGTTACGGGGGTTGTAGGTAATAGCCATCTTGGGGTAGCAAGCGTCTTTGGAGATGCGTTTCAGGAAGCTACCGGAGTAGAAGCAACAGGAGAGATAGGAACAGTAGAGGTACATTATCCGTTTAATGTACGTCCAACGGGGGTAGAAGGAACTGCCCAACTAGGTACTGCCACTGGTATAGTTAATCAAACAGTTAATGTTACAGGAGTTGCTGGAAATCCATACCTAGGGGTTGTTACCATTGACGCATCTGCGGCGGTGTCAGTAACAGGAGTTGTAGGTACAGGAGAGGTAGGAAATGTGTTGGTATGGGGGGATATAATTCCCTCCCAGAGTGCGGGATGGGCAGATATAACTCCTTCTCAAACTCCTAACTGGACAAACATAGCTGCTTAAATTAGTGAGGAAGGAACAATGGCAACGTATGTAAATAATTTAAGACTGAAAGAGATTACTACGGGAGATGAAGACGGTACGTGGGGCACCTCGACCAACACCAATTTGGAATTGATCGGGGAGGGTCTTGGTTATGGCACTAAACAGGTAGCGGCGGATTCTAATGAAACCTTTACAATGCCTGATGCTACCGCAGACGGTACACGGGCTATGTACCTTAAATTCACTTCAGCCGGTGCACTAACAGCCACCCGTACCCTGACACTTGCCCCTAACACGGTTTCCAAGGTCTGGATGATTGAGAATGCTACTACCGGCAGTCAGTCCATCACAATTAAACAAGGTTCAGGCGCTGAAGTTACGATAGCCACAGGCGCAAAATCGTGGGTTTACACTGACGGCGCAGGA